TTCCTGAACGCCGGCCTGCTGCTGGACAACCAGTGTGCCCCGAACGACGGCAACCGTCACATGGTCCTCAACTCGGCTGCACACGCCAGCTCGGTCGCCAGCCTGTCGGGCCTGTTCAACCCGCAGGGTCTGATGGCCGAGCAGTACCGCAAAGGATACCTGGGTGATGCTCTCGGCTTCCAGTTCGCCAAGGATCAGAACGTCTACTCCTTCACCAGCGGTACCCGCGCCATCTCCGGTGCCGAGACCACCACCACGGTCGCATGGACAGCCGGTGCAACACCCTCGGCAACCATGGTCTTCACGGCGGCTTCCGGCGACAACACCAAAACCCTGGTCCCGGGCGACGCGTTCACTGTCGCCAACGTCTACGCGGTCAACCCCGACAACCAGCAGAACACCGGCATCCTGTACCAGTTCGTCGTGGCCGAAGCGGTCACCCTGGCAACCGGCGCCAACAACGTGGTCGTCAGCAACCCGCCCAAGGTAGTCGGCCCGACTACCGCATACGGCACCGTAGCCGTTGTGGCAACCAGCGCCACCGCAGCCGTGGTGTTCACGACCGGCGCGGCATCCACGGTCAGCCCGCAGAACATGGCTTTCCACGAATCGGCATTCACACTCGGTACCGCCGACCTCCCCATCGACATGCCGAACTGCCGCGCAACCCGCGTCAGCGAGGAAGGAATCTCGATGCGAATCGTTACGGGTTATGACATCATGAGTTCGGCTACGATAACGAGATTGGATGTTTTGGGCGGATTTGCTGTACATCGGCCAGAATGGGCCGTTAGACTTGCCTCATGAGTAAGTAGTTGATTTACTTAGGTTTTCTCCGAGCAGCACACGCCAGTTTCATGGTTTCAGCATTGGTCATGGGTGGGGTAGTCAGACTTTTAGTAACATCCCATTTTCGGACCTTAATACGGTCCCATAGGGTGCCAACGGTAAGTCCGACTATCTCCGCCCATTCCGTGAGACACTTTGTCTCCCCGTTGTAAGTAAGAAGAGTGTTAGTGGATTTATTTCGGGAGTTTTCAGAATGGGTCACCCATCGACAGTTAAAAGGCCCATAATCCCCATCGTTGTCGATTCGGTCGATCTGGAGACCAACAGCGTGGCCGTAATGCATATCCTCAAGAAATTTATCCATATCGTGCCAGTCTGGGCACACAGATATGCCCCTACCGCCGTACCGGGTGTATCTCTTGTTTGTAGGATCGTAGCATCGGTTCATCATGTTTCGCCACACTATAAACAGGGGTTCGCCCCACCGACCGTGTTTTTTACGGGAGCAGCCACAACTGATAGCGGGTCGGTTTTTGGTCCTCAACTGATTGACACGGGTGATAAAACCAGTCACACCACATTTGCAATCGCACCGGGCGATGTAGTTGTACGTCCCCTCAATAACGTAAGTCTCTCGGACAGTGAGACCGCCGTACACTTCACCGGGTTTGATGCAGTCAAAATCCTTCTGGACAAGTCTCTGGTCTGGTTTAAGTTTCATTTTCAATCCTCCTTTGGGGTGTGTGGTGCGAATGTTTTGTACCACACAGTAAGTTAACTTGCAACACCTTTTCGTCACTCTAACCGATTGACCACACAATAAGGAGAAATAACCATGTCTCTCGATTCTACCACATTCGTACAATACGGCCCGCTGTCGGGCACCCTGCCCATCGGTATGCGTGCTGGTGCTGATCAGGCAGCCGTCACCACGACCGCAGCCACCTCGACCACGCCGTTCGGGTTCGGTGCAGCGGCCCAAGCCGACGCAATCGTCGCACTGTGCAATGAGATGAGAGCAACCCTGGTTGCGGCGGGTCTGATGAAAGGCGAGGCGTAGTATGCCGCCTAAACTTCCGACGATCCAGAACCGCAAACCCAAGGTCAAGGCCAAGCCATCAGGCGGCATGACCATCACGGTCGGCAAGCCGATGGCCGGCATGAAGATGAAGAACTGCTGATAACCAGAGGGCCGGTGTGACTATCTACCACCGGCCCTCGCTACATGTGAGCCACCATGCACATCCTATTCGCCACCCCATCATACCGAGGTATCACCTACGCGCCGTTTCTCGACTCGCTGGAGCAGACCATTGCCCTGTGTACTGAGCGCGGCCACACAACCGAGTTTTACATGGTGACGGGTTGCTGCTACGTGCAGACGGCCCGTAACCAGATTGTCAAGCATTTCCTCGACTCAGGCGCCGACGTGCTGTTCTTCTTGGATGACGACATATCCTGGCCGGCGACCGCCGCGCTCAAGGTGATCGAGACCCCGGGCGAAGTGGTCGCCGGCATCTACCCGCTCAAGACCGAGCCGCTACGCTTCCCGGTCGTCATCCACACCACGCCCAACGACTGCCCTGTGCAGCGTGCTGACGGCTGTGTGGCTGCCGCAGCGGTGCCCACCGGCTTCCTGTGCATCCACCGGAGCGCCCTGGAGCGTATGGTGGCAGCGTACCCGGGTCAGCGGTACGTGTGCGATGAGAACGGTGAGATGTACGACCTGTTCCCCCAAGGGGTGAGCGGTGGCCGATGGGTCGGTGAGGATTACGCATTCTGCCGCCTGTGGAGGGAAATAGGTGGGGAGATGTGGGTAGTGTGCAATATTTCATTTACACACGGCTCACAGAGTGGTAACTTCCATGACTATCTGATGGGGGGGGGTGACGGTATGGACAGTGTACCGGTACAACAGACCTGTTTCTGGTTACAAGATAAACGATGCCCTCGCTGTGGCTCGTCACTGATCAGTGACGGCAAACACATATGGTGCTCGTTTGTGGGTAATCGTGAGCAGAAGGGCTGTAGTTATGGTATCGATGGTACGAAAGTGCCGTTGAATGCGGAGGGGTAGATGGCGAGGGTAAACGTAGGCAAGAGAATTTTCACCGATCCCAACGGGATATTCAAGACCATATCGGTATTCAGCGAGGTGGAGCCTGCACCCGAGGTCAACCAGATACGCGAGTTCCGACCCAATCTGGCTGAGATACTGGCACAGGCCGCCGCCGAGCAGCAGGCCGCCGAGCAGCAAGCCGCCGAGCCGGTCACACCGCTGACAGAGCATCGTGACGTGTCTATGGCGCCTGTGATCGGTCTGATTGAGCAGTTGGCACCCGAGCCGCCCGTAGCCGCACCTGCCAAACCCAAGCGGCCATACAAGCCGAGACCGTACAAGCCGCGACCCAAGAAGAAGCTGTGACGTGAGGTGTGACCATGCAGGTACGAGAACTATTCATAGCGATCCTTGAGGTCGTAGGCGTCGTGACCCTTGACGAGCAACCGGAAGCCAGTGATATGCAGAAAGTCCGTCGCCACGTCAACCTGCTACTTGGCAGCCTATCAGCTCGGCACCTGGTCCAACTCACCCCCACCACCGAGTCGTTCACCCTGACAGCCGGTGTGGCCGCCTACACCATCGGCCCATCAGCCGACCTGAACACCGCCAAGCCGATTAGCATCCTCGCTGCCCATATCAACGGTCTACCACTCGACCTAGCGACCCAGGGCGAGTACAGCGTATGGCCGTCACCCACACGCGAACTCTATTACGATGCCGGCGCCACTCAGTCAGCCGCCCCGGGTATCATCCACATCAACCCCACGCCCGATGCCGCCGACACCCTGACCATCGACAGTCTCAAATACCTGACCTCGTTCAGCGCCCTGACCGACACGGTGACTTTCCCCGACGCCTATCTTGCCATGTTGACCTACAACGGCGCAATGGCTTGCTGGAGACCGCTCGGACGCACCGGCCCCCCGCCACCCGACATACGGATGATGGCTGAGAGGACCATGAAGGTCATCGAGAACATGAACGCCCGACCCATGATCATGAGGACCGATGTGCCGAGCGTCACGGGCGGTAGGTATAACATACTGACAGGAGAATACCAATGACACGTATCCTACTCACCCTGACCGTGCTGCTCACCCTGACCGTCACCGCTGCCATAGCCGAGAACCAGGGCGACGGGTCGTTACTCTACCGAGGTACCTACGTACAGGGCTGGTCACCCAATGGGTTGTACTCAGCGACGGCGACCGCCAGCGCGACCTATGATCTGACCAATTTTCTGGCGTATGGCATCTACTGCGCGTCGGATTGCTCGGCCAGGCTCATGTCAACCAGCGCCAAGGGTACCTACCCACAATTCACCATACCCGGGGGATCGTGGTATGTGGGGGTCAAGAACATAGCCACACCGTTCATGAACGTCTCTGGCGCCCACCAGTGGCAGCAGCAATGAAACGGGCAGCGTGTGTGGTCATACTGCTGACGCTGTGCGGCTCGGCTGCAGCGATCAGTTGGCCGCTCGGGGGTATAGGCGGTCGGTCAGTGGGGTCGCAATGGGTCGATTTGGTGCCGTCGCTATCGTGGTCACCATCGTCCCTCGCATTCAGTAATCACTCCACCGGCACGCTGACCAGTGCCACGTTCACCCTGTCGAACTCAGGCAACGACACCGCCGAGGATGTGACAACCAGCGTCACTGGTGCCGGGTTCAGGCTCTACAGCTCAACCACATTCGGCAACATCTCATCGGGCCGCAGCCGCACGGCAAAGGTGGCATTTGAGCCGGTGGCAGGGGTGGCATACAGCGGGTTCTTGAGCTACTCTGCGCCGAACATAGCTAGGGTGGGAGCTGCGTTGAGTGGGACGGGGGTAGCCCCTGAAGGGGTCGATTCAACGCCGGATGCCTTCATCTTTACGGATCAGACAGACGTAGCCCTTTCATCCACCATCACCTCTGCCACTATTACCGTTACCGGTATCGACACGGCATCGGTAATCAGCGTGACGGGCGGCACGTATGACGTTAACGCCAGTGGGAGCTTCACTGCCAGCAGCGGCACAGTCAGCAACGGCGACACTGTGAGGGCGCAACATACCAGTTCGGCCAGCAACTCCGCGGCTACCGACACCGTTGTGACCATCGGGGGCGTAAGCGGTACGTTCAGCAGTACGACGCTGGCAGTCGATCCCTACACTATCTATTGGGCTAACTCTGTGACCTGTGCAGACGGCGTAAGTTCTACCGTAGTTGGTGCCTGCACCACAACCAATGCCTTTAGTTCGATGACTGATTCGCTAGCCCAAATGAGCGTCAACGGTAACGCTCTAGTAGTCACCATGAGTGCGTCGTCCACAACTGCGACAGCCAACAAAACCGCGATGACGGCACATCAGGATGTCCGGTGGCAAGCAGATGTAAAATTCGGAAGCGTCACTGCAACCGGCAATTTCAGCCAACTTGGCAGAGTGTCCGGTCCCATCAACAGCATGACCGCCATGCCGGAAGTTTACACCTCTGGAGGGGTGATAGCCGGTATACGGATCAAGTATCAAGATGGCGACCTGACACAGCACACATCGGCCAACTACCCCTATGCGTTCCAGGCCGGAATTACCTATACAATCGCAATGATGATAAAAGGGAGTACCGACACAGCAACCACTGATGGTTACTACAGTCTGACAATAAATGGTGCCGATATTATTCCTGAAACAGCGATCAAAACAGCAGGGGTTACGCTCAACGCTGCAACATTCGGTGTACAGCTACAGTCAGGGGCGACGACCAACATTATTACTTTTGACAACCTTTCAGTGGGGTATAAATGATGGGATATATAGTGCTGACGGCGGTATCTATCTTGTGGGCGTCTTTTGCTCACGCCGATCCTGCTCAGTTCACAGGGCTGCTCACGGACTCGGTGGACTACACCTGCGTGAGTACAGGGGTGACCCCCTGTACAACATGGCCATTGCCGGCGCAACCTGCGTTTGGATCGACCTATGTTGACCCGCTGTTCGGGACGACCATAAAACGCATCAATGCCCCAACTGTTTGCGACCCAGGAGTAGGGGGGTGGTTACCCTGCGAAGAACGCCAGTTTATGCCGAACTATCCAAAACAGCAGGCATGGAACGCTGATGGAACTAAGTATGTCCTGACTGACCAGTATAGTAACCCTATACTGTACAGTTCTGCTACTGATGCAGCCGTACAAGCTATACCAAAATTGCAGTCACACGCGCAAAAAGATTTAAAATGGTCAAATAGTGATCCTGATTTATTATATGTGGCGAAACTTCTCACTATATCTTCATACGTACCAAGCACTGATACCCTGACTGCGCTGCACAACTTTACATGCACAGATGGAACAGACAATGGGGATAGAGTTGATAACGGTGATGAAGGAAATTCGTCCTACAGCGACAGGTATTGGGCATTAAGATGTTATAAAGCTGCTGCACCCGCAAGCGGGAAACAGCTTAAATATTTCACGTATGATGCACAAACAGATACGATTTTGGCAGACAAAACGCCTGACGATCTATGCGGCGGAACATGCCCTTCGGCGGCAAATAACAAATTTGTGGACTGGATGGGTTTTAGCCCTTCAGGTGATTACGTGATTGTTAACTATACTGTTATTGGTAATGGTAACGATTCACTTGGACATGTCAGAGGGACAGGCACAGAACTTTTTGACAAAGAGTTAAATTATATCGGGTACATTACTAACAACCACGAACATCAGGATATTGGATATGATGTTAACGGTGTTGAGGTTCTTGTCGGAATGTGGGAGAGCACAAGTGAGGTCACAAAGGAACGGCTTGGCTATATCCATAAACTAAGCGATATCGCTCCAACTTACGTTGCGCCAAAGCTTGTCACGTTCCCATGTACATACTCCTATCTTACTTCGACGTGTGGCGGCGGATCAGGACAGTACAACCAAGGCCATATTTCCATGCGAGCATCGCAGGACGTAAATAGCACAACAAAAGGGTGGGCGCTTTGGTCATCGTACAGACCAGTTGACTCTACCGGCAGAGGTTGGGGAGCGAATGAATTATTTGCAGTAAAAATAGATTCGACTGTAGCAAACAGCACCACATGGCATCGCATCGGTAGAACCATGTCAATCAGGAATACCACTTACAACGCCGAACCACATGCTACGGTCAACCGTGACTGGACTAAAGTACTGTGGGGATCGAACTGGAACACCGCAGAAGGTCCAATCAATGCTTATATGATAACACTGGACGGTTCGGCTAACCCCGCAGACCTTGTAGTACCCACAACCACCGCCAACAAACCCGCAGGCCGCTACGCCGCAACGCAGACGGTCACCCTGTCAGCCAGCGAGACGGCAACCACGCGCTACTGCTTCGGCGCAGGCTGCACCCCCTCGGTCACATACTCGGCACCGTTCAAAGTATTGCAAAACCTGGCGCGGCAGACCTACTGCTATGCCAGCACCGATGCCGCGCTGAACGCTGAGGCGACCAGGTGTGTGATTCTGACGAAACAACGGAGGCGATAACATGGCCCGTACCATAGGAGAATACCAATGAGTCCTTTACCATTCCTGTTCCATGCCGACCGATTGGATAGATCGGTAGCCAAGTGGCCGGATGCCTTTGAAGTGGTCAGGATGGACATGCAGAGCGAGCCGAAGTACTACGGCGGTCTGCACTCTGACGGCATGTTCATCATTCGCAAACACAGCACCACGGACGGTGACGAGCACATTGTATTCTACCTCGGCGCCCCGGGCGAAACGCTGGCGACCAAGTGGGCGGATAGAGCGTCGGTCACCTACGTCGAGTATGACGACGTTATCTTAGAGTAGGAGGCGACATGTTATATCTTTTATGCGGTGTGATCATCGGGCTGGTTATCGGTCGGCTGCTGTGGTATACGGTGCCCGATGCAGTCACACCGGCACCCGATGCAGTCACACCGGCACCCGCCGCGCATCAGTATGACCCGATATCCAGGATGCCAGTCAGGAAATTGTTGCTGTTGGTGTTCCTGCTCATATCCTCCACGACATACGCAGCCAGCATAGCCGTCATGGACCCGTTTACCAAGGGACCAAAAGCACTGGTGGCTGGTGATGGTATTGCTTTTACAGGCAGTACGATATCAGCGACGGGCATACCTGCTGGCGGAGTAACGCAGGCGGCGTTCGACTCGTACTCGGCGGCACAGGCTGTGGCTCTCGCCGGCAAGCTCTCCACCACCGGCACAGCAGCCAACAGTCTCCAACTCGGCGGCGAGGATGCGGCTACGGTACTGGATGGTGCGGCTAAGGGGGCTACGGCGCTGCAGCCGGACAACGAGGTTTACGCAGCCAGTTACAACGGCGGGGCGCTCAACTCAGCAACTATCATTGCAGCAATAACGGGTATCGGTAGCGCGACCAAAACCCTCGTCTTGTCCCCTGGTGACTGGGCCATGTCTACAAGCGTCACCATACCAGCCAACATTACTCTTAGGGTCATGCATGGGGCCGCAATCGTGAGGACATCAGGCGACTTGACAATAAACGGGCCACTGGAAGTGAGACAGGAAACATGGCTGAAAGGGTTTACGGCAAACAGACTCAAGCTTGGCAGCAAAGTTACTCAAATCTATGCTGATTGGTCTGATGCTGTAGGAGACGGTACAGTAAATGACTCAGCGCCTATCTGCTCAATCATCAATGCAGGGTCTCCAGGGGCCAATGTATATCTTAATGGGAGCAAGAAATATAATGTTTCCGACACTTGCTACTCTGTCAGCTCCATAAAATTGTGGGGTAATGGAGCCACCATCGTAAATAACGCAGAATCTGTGTCTTTAAGTTTTGGAGGGGGCAAGACCACTCTTACAGGCCAAGCTGTCGAGTGGACAGCAGGAGTCAACACCTTCACCCTTCCCGCTGGTCACGGCGCAGTGGTCGGAGACTTAGTTGTATCCGCCAATAGCACGCCGTACAGTACTAGCGGTAGCTCGTACCAACGTGGGGTTTTTACCGAAATAACAAAGATTGTAGGAAACTTGGCAAGTATAAGTGTGCCAGCAAAGACCACTTTTACCGCTGATACGTTCCAAGTTCTTTATAGAGTCGATGGGCTAGAGGTCCACGATTTAATCTTCGACAACAGTGCAACCACGCTAGCATCCTCGGGCATGTGGGTACAGGGTAAAGACATAGAAATAGACAATATTGAAGCTCAAGGTTCCTATTACGCTAATGCGGGGATGAGAGTAACCGCCATGCGTGGCCTAATCAGCAACGTGCAGTCAACTGGTTACATCGGACAGGCGCCGTACTGTATAACTAATGGCGGCGACGGCGGCAGGCCATGCGGCTACGGAATGACTGTGTACGGCCATGCCGTCACCATAGACCACTCCACATTTGCTGACTCCAAACACTCACTGTCTTTATCCCTTGGAGAGTTTACTTCCAGTGGGATTGAAATTTCAAACAGTTTCATAACTCAAGACCCAGCACTGTACGGCGTGCCAGGAGCAGGTACCGCTGGCCCTCTTTACATGATGGCTCTTGACATGCACAACAATATTTCTGAAGTCTACGTTCACGGAACTACCATCATCGGGGCCAGCGATTACGGGGCTGTCAGTATCCGTGGTGGTGGAGATGGCGTGAAGTTCTACGGTAATACAATTCACTTTTGGAATAATACAGGGAATAAAAGTTCCATATTCAAGGTTCAAGATGCAGACTTGGTGGATCTGGATATAACCAACAACACGATCACAGCCGTAGCCGCAGATACTCCATTAGTCGTGGACGGGAATGGTTTTACCGCCGACCCTGCCCTAGTTAAAACGCTTCACAATAGGATGATAAACATAACCCATGCAGGGAATAACCCGCCACTGGACAATGTGAGTGGAACAGCGTCGGGGCTTTCAGCGGCTTACATTGATTGGGCTGCGTCATCAGGTGGGTCCAGTATTGCGAATAAGCCGGTCCTACCATCCGATGTTTCTTGCGCATCAGGCAATCATGTCAGCGCATTCGTAGCTTCAACAGGGGCGTACACCTGCACGGCAGATACGGGAACAACCGAAGGTGGCACTGGCACTGTTAATAGTGGCGCAGCGGGGCAGTTCGCCACGTACCCATCAGAAGGTACAGCCGTCAGCGGGCATACTCTGACATCGTCCGACGTAACAACAGCTCTGGGATTCACTCCAGGGACAGGATCGGTGACAGGAGTGTCTTCGGCCAACGGAGACATTACGGTTTCACAGTCAACCCCCACTCCTTCTCTCACGCTAAACAGCGGAACAGGAAATAATCAGATTGTTAAGCGCGACGCCTCGGGTAAGTTTCCTGCAATATCCGCATCTGGTAAGTATGACTTTACTGGTGCACTGAACAGTAACGAGGGAATTTATGTAAATAACACCGGGACTGCGGGAACAGGTGTATGGGCCGCCGGGACCGCTAATGGGGTGTATGCATATAGCCCGGCAGGTTTAGGGTTTAGCGGAGCGTCTACGACAGGGAAGGGGGGTTTGGCTACCTCAGAGCTAGGGGTAGGCATGGAAGTTTCTCAGACGGGGGTACTCGTTGCCTCGATATGGCACCCCACACTGTATGTCCGACGCGCTCAGACCCTCGGTGCATACAACTCCAATTACCCGATCATCAAGGGCGAGGACATTACGGCGAGTGCTGGAGATTTGCTAGAGCTGATAAAGCAGGGTGCGACAAAGTTCAAAGTGACAAATACGGGGGCAGTTACTGCGGGGGCGATTACAGGGACGACGATTTCAGCCACAGCCAACACCGACTACTCCACAGGCACCGCCGCACCCTCCACCACCGGCAACCTCGCAGTAGACGCCAGTGCCAAGGGGAAATACGAGTTTGCCCCGACAGGCACGACGACGCAGTCAGTCGTTTTCTCTGGCAACCCTTCATCCGGCAAGGTGCGCTACGTCACCATCCAGATCGACACAGCGGCTTCAGGAGTGACTACGCTGGCATGGCCGACAGTAGGCAGCACATTCGGCTGGATGGGAACTACCGGCTTCTCTGGGGCGCTCACGGCATCGAAGCGCTACAAGTACGTTTGCGAAGTAGGACCAACAAAAACAGAGTGCGGCATCGCGGGAGAGGGGTACACGCCATGATCACTGTTTGCGGCTAGTTTGCCGCAAATAACTTAGGGATGTCCGAAGGGAGGATTTATGAATTATCTGATTATTTTTGCATGGTATGCGTCCATAGCGGCGGCATTTATGCTTGGGTACCAAAAAGGCTGTGATGTGAAACAATCCAACCCTGAAACTCGGGAGCCAGCATGAAACTCAGAACACTCCTAACCGCCCTTGCCCTCCTGCTAACCGCCTCGCTATCGTGGGCGGGAGGTCCGGAGATGCTGCTGATGGTGACAGGCAGGCAGTGCAGCATCCCCGCAATAACTGAAGGTGACGCGATTAACGGCTACACCAGCGTGTCGTGCAGGGGCATCTCAGACACCGGCACCAACATCATCATTCCCAACGGAACCGGCAACTTTACCGCTGACGCAAGGTGCAGCGGGGGGACAGGGACAGTCACAATCGAGCTGATAT